GAATTATTTCCAGAAACGATATTAAATCCGTATGATAGTTCTGCAAGTCATTGGAGGCTGCATGGCAGAAATGGGGAAGTGTTTGCCTGCGGTTTGGGCGGCTCAATGGCAGGACAAGGCTATACGTTAGGTATAGTTGATGATTTTTGCCGCAATAGAGCGGATGCGGAAAGTCTAATTATGCGGAATCGAATGTGGGATAGTTTTACAAACGATTTTTTGACAAGGCGCGCACCGCGTTCAATTACAATAGTAACCGCAACTGCATGGCATACGGACGATATAATAGGCCGGACTGAAAAAGAAATGAAAGAAAATCCGCATTTTCCAAAGTTTGAAATTATGCGTATTCCTGCTTTTAGTGATGATTATGAACAGGGGGTTTTATTTCCTGAAAGATTTAGTAATGAATGGTATGAAGGACAAAAAGCTGCGCTAGGTAGTTATGGTACAGCGTCATTACTGCAATGTAATCCTACCGCGCAAGGCGGGAATATTTTACAAGTTGATAATGTGAAAAAAATACCTTTAGCACAATTTCCAGAATTAAAATATATTAGAATATGGGATTTAGCACATACGGAAAAAGAAAGAGTAGGACAAGACCCCGACTGGACTAGTGGTACGTTATTGGCATTTAGAAGAAAACCCGGAAGTCCTAGACAATGGGAATTATACGTCAAAGATATTAAGCGGTTTAGATTAGACGCACCTCAAAGAGATAATAAAATTTTAAATATAACGGCAATGGACGGAGCGTATACCGAAGTAGGCATAGAAAATTCACTTGACAGTAAAGACGCTTTTAAAACGCTGCAAAATATTTTATTAGGTCAAAGAGTAGTTAAATCAATAAGAACAAAAGGCGACAAGGTAGTAAGGGCAACGCCGTTAGAGGCTATTTTTGAAGCAGGCGATGTATATGTACCTGAAGGGGCTGTTTGGTTTAGCAGTTGGATTGAAGAATTGCAGTCATTCCCTACAGGAACGCATGATGATCAAGTGGATAATCTTTCAGCCGGATATGCGTATTTTGATAAAAGTAAAGGTGTTATTTCCGTTCCGGTTTATGAAGGGGGGAATTATGTTTCGCAATATAGTGCATACAGATAAAAAATTATTTAAAGGAAAATTAAAATGGGGCAAAAACAATTAAAAGCCGCAAGAAAAGCAGCGGAAAAAACGACAAAGGCGATGGCGTTAGAATTGGCAAAAGCGCAATTAATGGAAATTGCAAATGCTCCGTTTAAAATACGTTGGAAATTTTGCAAGTCAATTTTATTTCCTAAAAAATTAAAAGTAGCTAATGACAAAATGAAGGATATAAGAAAAATGGCACATGGCGGAATGAATGAACAACTAAAAGAAACAAATAATCAAATAACGGTAAAAAAGGAATAAAAAATGGAAAGACATTATAAAGGAACTATATATTATTCAGCACAATTTTCAAAAGAAGTTACAGTAAAAAAATATGTATTTGATAGTAATGCTCTGATTTTGATATATGAGAAAAATGTAGAGATAATTCCTTACCATACTTTTAAAAATGCGGTTTTTGAAAAACTGGAAAAGAAAAATATTATTAATGAGGGGGAGAATAAAAAATGCCTGTAACAAATGAACACGAATTGTATGATGAATTTAAAAATGATTGGGAAGAAGTGCGGGATTGCATAAAAGGAAATCGCACAATTAAAAAGAAAAAAGATAAATATTTACCTGTATTATCGGGGCAAAGTCCAAAAGATTATGAACGGTATTCAAAAAAAGTAAAGTTTTTTGGTGCAACAAGCAGAACGTTAGATGGCCTGCATGGCAATATATTTAGAAAAGCGCCGGAACAAACAGGGGAAGTATCAGAAACATTTTTAAAATCACTTGAAGATGTTGATTTAAAAGGGACTAATGTTGAGCAATTTGTAAGTAACATTGTTGCGGATAATTTACAAACAAATTGGGGAGGGATACTAGTTGATTATGCAAAAGACGGGGAGGCATACAGCCTAGCAGAAGCAAAAAATAAGGGCTTGAAGTGGTATTTAAAATACTATCCTGCGGAAACTGTGATTAATTGGGAATATAAAATAATAAACGGAAAAGAACAGTTGTCTTTGGTTGTATTAGTTGAACCTTATACAATTCCAAAAGAAGATGATAAATTTGCAGTTGATAAATTTTATAAATACCGCGTTCTATATATCGATCCTGTAACAAAAAAATATAAACAAAAAGTTTATGATGAAAAAATATCATTGACAGAACCGAGTGAAAAAGAAATAACAATTAAAATGCAGGGAAATGAAATGGACGAAATACCATTTTATCCGATACCTGCAAATAATCCTGAAAAATCAATGTTGTATGATTTAGCGCAATTGAATTTACAACATTATGTCGATACTGCCGATTACAATAACGGCAAACACTATACGTCAATTCCAACACCGTTAGCAATTGGATTAAAACCGGAAATTGACGATGAAACAAATAAACCAAAACCCATGTTTATTGGCGGAACTGAATTTAAATTTTTTCCGAATGAAGATCATGTTCCTAATGCAGATGTAAAGTATCTGGAATTTACAGGCCAGGGAATGAAAGCTCTTGCAGACGGTATTGGACATTTAGAAAGTCAGATGGCGATTTTAGGTGCTCATATTATTGCTGCTGAAAAAAAGGGAGTTGAAAGCGCGGAAGCATTAAGAGTGCATCGAATTGGTGAAAACGGCGTATTGTCTACATACACCAGAAATATATCAAATAGTGTTACGTTGGCATTACGAAAAAAGGGAGAGGGAGACGGGGAAGATATAAATAAATTAAATGAATGGGCTATTAATTTTAATACTGACTATGATATTTCTGATGAAAATATTCAAACGTTAGTTGCATTATTAACAGGCAGAACTACAGGAGAAGTACCTAGAATATCGGTTTATCTAGGATTGAAATCTTTAAAATTAATTCCAGAACAATGGGATTTTGACGATTTTATTGCAGAATTGGAAAAAGACGCTGTTAATAAATTACCGGAAATAAAAGAGTCAGAAGAAAAAAAGGAAACAGATGAAACGGAATTAATTGACGAAGGCGGTGATTAATGCCTAAAAGACGGTTAATGCCAAAACAGTATAAAGATGAAGCTGTATACAGGCAAATAAAAATTACTCGATATGCAACCGGCCAGTCAAATTACATACAATCATTAATTAATAAATTAAATGATGAAATAGCTGAATATTGTTTAAAGAAAAAAATAATTGAAACAAAAATACAATATTCAGACTGTAGGAAGTTTGTAAAAATAAAATGTATTAATTACAGAGATAAATTATATGGTTATTTGCAAAAAGAATTAAAGGAATTTATTATTGAGCAGTCAAAATGGGTATATACAAATTCACCGATAGATATTAAAAAAGTTAATGTTGATAAAATATTGAGAAACGTTTTTTTTACAGCTTATTCTGATACGGACAATATAAAAGGCTATATTAAAAGAATATTTGACCAGATATTCAGTACATGGAATTCACAATTAACAATAACTTATAGAACAAGGCAGAATGTAAAAGATATGGTCAAATTAATTTTAGGCAGGGAAATTAAATAAAAATGACAATATCATATTGGAGAATATAATGGCAGGATTAATGTCGGGTATTGAAAAATCAATTGAAACGAATATAAACGATATAATTTATCATGCCAATTCCATTGTATTAAATGACATATACGAATTAAATAAAGAATTTTATGAAGGTTATCAATGGATAGCCTGCCTAGATGATACTACCTGCCTTGCTTGTGCTGAACTGGATAATAAAATATTTGACAGACTGCCCGGAATGCAGGGGGAAGGAACAGAGCCGCCTAGCGATCCACCTTTGCATAGAAATTGCAGATGTATTATTGTTCCTGTATTTCAAGGTATGAGAAATGATCCTAGTCAAACTAAATTAAATTATAGTGATTGGTTTGAAAGACAGGATAATGCAACAAAATTAGATATTTTAGGGCCGAGTAGGTATAAAGAATATTTGAACGGTAAAAAAATAACAAGTTTTGCAAAAGACGGACGGATAA